AAACAATTCATATCACACACATCATGAATAATTTATCCAAAACAAACAAGGAAAAACCTGACCCACCCACATTAAAAGATGAAATATTATTTTGTGTTGGTGTGTTGGGCGGTGCGTTATTTATTTATCAAGCTGCAGTTTTTCATGCCAATCATGCCATGTATCCACCACCAACTCCAGAGAATAGAATTAAATTATTTGGGAGATGGGATTGGTAAATTATTTTGTTAGTTATTTGTTTTATAAATCATTTAATTTGTAAATCATTTGTAAATTAAAAAATTCGAAACTTTTTTTTTAAATTTTTATAATAAAAATAAACAAAAGCAAAAAAACAAAATGACTGAAAAATTTGTGTTTTTATTAAATCAAAATCAACTAAATGGAATAAAAATCCTACTAAAAACTCTTGAAAATAAAAATTGTTATGCACAAGAAATCGAAGATATTTGTCAAAAATATAAAGTATCCTTGACACTTGGTGTTCTTAGCTGCAGTACTTTTTATTTTAGCAATTTATGTGATGTCAAAGCATATGAAAAATTACTGCCACGTGTTGCTGAAAAATATTTCAAAGAAGAAATTTGGAATTTGCTGATTGATCAAGGTGATTATACAAAAGAAGAATTGGAGGAAATTTTTTATAATGCATTTTATAATATAAAACGACAAATCAAAAAAGACCATCAACAAATATTTGAGTTTTTTACATCTAAACAAATTCAATTAAAAGAACCTAATTTAGATAAACATGGTTCTGGCACATTACCGTATTTTCATAAATTGATAATCGATCATTGTCAACAAAAACGCCATGATTTATATTTCTATGAATATTTAAAACAAGAATTTGATGTTACTCAAAACGATAAAAATGGAAACCCATATCTTCATAATTTATGTCGTTATTCGAATGATGTGCGTAATTTTATAATTTTAGATCCATTATCGAAAAAATATATATTTCAAAAAAATATGTCCTTGTTGGATTCAAAAGGAAATACAATTTATCATCTTTTATTTTCAGATTTTAGTAAATATAACGTATGTGCTACTAGTAAAAAATTTAATCTAGGACATTTCGTAAAATATTTAGGAAATTTCAGTCAAAAAAAACATGATACATGTGGAATTAATATTTTTACTCATAAAAACAATAAGGGATTTACAGTGTGTGATTTAATTGTTAAAACTCACAAAAAATGGAAAGACAATACATTTATTAAGTTTGGGATAGGAAAATCCCAAATAAATGAGTTAAAAACAATTTTACAGTTTTTTAAATATGATTTTTCAAATGATCCAAAATGTATTAAAAAATATTTTCCATGATGATTTAAGAAAAATGGTTATAAAAAATATTTAAACGTTTTTTATGTTTTATAGTTATTAATTGTTATGTATACAATACCTTTGAATGATGAACAAGTGGATGGATGTAATAAAATTTTAAAATTGTTGTATTCAAAAGAGGCAACTCCCATGGAAATAGAAGATATATCAAAACAATATAATATACCATTAATGTTCACTTCAGATTATGGAACTCGTAGTGGGGGACATAAAAAATTATTGGAAATTTATTGTGACTATTGTACAAAAAATTTTAATCCAAGTATTTGTGATTTATTGATGGATCAGGGAAATTATTCAGATGAAGAATTATCAAGTTATTTTACCAAAGCATTTTATAATAAAAAAATCAGTCGATATCAAACAAAAAAAGATATTTTCGATTGGTTTATTGGAAAAAAAATTAAATTACCAATGCCATATATGTACACTTCGAAATCGACACTTCCTCCATTTCATAAATTATTAATAAATCATTTTGATCAAAAATATGAACGATATGTTTTTTTTTATAATTATTTAGAAAACAATTATGATATTGAAAAAGTTGATCAAAAACATAAAAATAGCGCAATTCATAGTTATATTAGTCAATGGTACTCATGGGATAATATAAGATTCGATTTTTTAAAATTTACAGATTCAAAATCACCAAAATACGCATTTTCCAAACCGTTTTGTACAGTCAATAATAAAAATCAAACCATCTATCATTTATTATTTCGTAAAATTAATAAAATAAATATGGCACAACTAAATATTCTCGAGTCAATATTTAAAAATTATGATATGGAGGAGAAAGATAGTATATTTAAAATAAAAGAATTGGATACTGGGATGACAGTGATGGAATTAGTGTGTGATTTATTACAAAAAAAGATACTGCGATTTTCCAATGGTTCAAAATTAACAAATAAAGATTTATTAAAATTATTTCATTATGATTTTAAAAAAGATCCACTTGAAATGTTTTCTAGTCCTAATAACAACAACACACTAACAACCACAACTACTGTCTCATTTTCATAAATGACATATTAATGACATATTAACGCAAAATAAGTTTAAAATAAATTTTGAAAATATTATTTTAAGTTTATAAATCAATTTATAATGATAATTACACTTTCATTAAATCAATTTTCATCAAAGGATATAGACAATTGTAAATTTTCCAAAAATAATGTATTAATTATTGGGAAACGTGAAACAGGGAAAACAAGTATAATTTATGATATTTTATATCATAATCGGAAAAAATGGAAAAACCATTTATTATTTATATTTAATCCACTGGAACCATTATCAAAAGAATATCATTCAACATTATGTGAAAATGACAAATTTAAATCACCAGTTATAACATTTAATGAATTTTCCTTGGATATTTTGGAAACTATTTCAAAAGTAAATAAACCTAAAATTATTATTTATGACAATTGTTTTTATGAATCATTAAGCAAATATGCAAGTACAATGTTTCCATTATTTGATAATCCAAACACCATTAATTTAATTTCAATGGCTTATGCAACGAAAATGGAACCCAGACTACGGACCAGATTAGATTATGTGTTTTCCTTAAGGGAAAATTGTATATCAAATAGAAAACGTCTTTATGAATTATATTTTGGAATGTGTCCATCGTTTGATGTGTTTAACGAGATTTTAAATCAAACAACCATCGATTATGAATGTTTAATTCTAAATAATATGACAAAATCATCTGATTTAAAAGACCATATTTATTGGTACCACGTAGAAAAAAAACAATTTATAGATACAAATTTAAATAAAAATCCAAACAAAAAAAAATTCAAACCATTTCGATTACCTTATATTATAAAAGGGTACAAACAATGTTTGTTTTATTTACAAAAACTAAATGTCCCAGTGGATCTTCATTATTTTATCACCATGAAATTTATTTAAATAAAAAAAAATTTGAATACCAATTTCCGCTCGCTACTAATTAATTAATAACGTAAAAAATAATTAATAATGGGAGATTTAGATATTCTGATAAAAACATTAAATCAAATAATAAATGAAATTGGATGTAACCCAACAAGCGGGGAATGGGAAAACGAGAATGCTATAACACATTGGAATTCTAATGTTCCCAAAGTATATCAATGTTCTTCCCATAGTTTAATTTATTTTCTACAGGAATTATCTTGTGAATTATTAAATAAAGAGTTTCATGAAAGAGTAAGTTTATTAGTTAGTAATTATGGTGATACAGATGATAATATATCATATCCACGAGATTTTATAAATAGTTTATTTGTCAAGATTGAAAAAAATTAAAACCAACTTTTTTCTTTATATTGGATCCCGTTTGGTTCTTTATTGGATTTTGTTTGGTTCTTTATTAGATCCCGTTTGGATCCCATTTGGTTCTTTATTGGATCCAATTTCAAATTTATTATTATTGATTTTACTAAGTGATATTGATTGTTCTTTTGCCGATTTTTTTGCCTGTTCTTTTAATAATTCTTCTTTTCTATAATAGTTTAAGAATAATGATCTTTTCCATACAGGTATTTGTCTTCCTTTTAGTCCTGTTGCATATCTCTTATTTAAATTCCACTGTTTTACTTTTTTTTTAAATTTAGGATGATGATATTCAGTATCATTATGAAGTGAATGATGTTCTCGACGCGTTAAAATACCATTTGCTGCTTTTTCATCGCGTATTGCTTCCATTTTAATTTTTCTGTTTATTTTTTCCTGTTTTATTTTTTCTTTTTTTTGTTGTCTTTTTTCTTGTCTTTTGGTTTGTTTCATACTTTTTTGTTCCTGATGTTCAATATTTGTTGACATTTTTTTGTCTTTTTTTTAAATTTTACAAGTAATCAAATTTAAAAAAAAGACAAAAAAATGTCAACAAAAAAATAAATTGGTTTAACCAATATTTCATTTTGTTTATTTTTATTTTTTTAAAATTAATTGGTATGTGTTAAAATGAAAACAACCACAACATACAAAACTGATGGTACTATCAAATTACGCTATTTTATTTACGGGTTATTATTCATATTACGTTGAAATACCGTAAAAGCAAATTAAAATTTGATTTTTTAAACCTAATTTAATTGTGGTTTTAATTATAATTTTCCAGCATTCAATGATGCAAATTCCCAAGGAAATTATTGAAAAATCATATGTGCTTATTTCTTCAAATAAATGATATGACCATGAACTTAAAGTTGGAGAAAATAAATTAAAATATGGGATTGATCGTCCATTTATTTTAATTGATGAAAGTAAGATTAATGCTTACATAACAGAATTAACTGTAGAAAAAACAGATAAATATCATAATTATTCATACATAGGCACTCATATTTTTACAAATAAAAATTTCAGTCATTACAATGAAAATCGTTATAAATACAATATTAATCAAAAAATTAAAGATTTGCGCATATGGAAAGTGGATAAGGATAATATTGAAGTATTTGCAATGACACCCAATTGGATTGAAAGTTATTCTGTTGTATTGAAAGAACCAATGGATATCTGGAATAATGAGACAATTTGTCAAAAATTAATTTACCATGAACGATATATGGCAAGTTGGTGTAATAAAATTTCACAAGAAACATTTGACTATATGTTTAGTGATGAAATGTTTCAACGATGTACTCATGAGAAAAAAAGTTATCGTTTCACATTTAAAAATTCACCAGAATTACATACTTTTGAAAATTTAACAAAAATGATAAAATTTAGTTATGAATTATGTAATATATTTCAAGATTTATTGACGGAGAAAAATATATTCAAATTACTTGAAATGCATCCCATACTTTTAAATGAATTATCATTAGATAAAACATTATCAAAAATATTGGAAAATAATCCACAACTAAACAAATTATTATTAAATTATGGATTGGATATATTAAAATTATTTCTGCAAAAATCGTGTTTTGAGCCCCGTGATATTTTTAGGCTAATGCCTCATTTTATTTTGTACTTTCCTGAAATTCAAGATCAACTTGTATTAGCAATGATATCAACGAAATCAGTTTTAGGAAAATTAATTGAATATACATAGAAACATATAAGAAATAAAAGTTACTATATAAATCCAAATATGTGTTTTTCTCCAATAATGAAACTGTTATTGGAAAAATGTTTAAAAAAATCTAAATATTTCTTTAAGAATTTCTGTATTCATGTTAGTTATCATTCTTCCATGTATACAGTGTTTGGTGGCACTAAAGAATTTGGCGAAAAATATATACTTATGAAACAAATTCGTTTGTGGTATGAAGAACATAAAAAGGGATTTAAAATTAAAAATAATCTCAAAGAAATACTTTTGACTAACCATATATTTAAGATTACTGAGTATGATGAATTTAATGAATTTGTCAAATATTATCGGCAACAACATATGGAATTTTCAAAACAACAAACAATTATCAAACGGCGACGACGTAAAATTATCCAAATATAAATTATCCAAATCTAAATTTTTTGTGTGTTTGTTTTTTTTTTCAAAATTGGAAAAAATAAATTATTTAGAGAAAATAGCAGTAGAACAACAAATAAAGAAATGAAGCAAAACATAAGAAATGTAAAAATCTCACTCCCACCAAGAGATTCAATAAAAAATAAAATTCAAACATTAATTGATAAAATTATCTTTGATGTATTGACGGATCAGAGAATTCGGTATGGTTTAAATCATAGTTTTTTTATACCAATTCATTTCAAAGCTGAAAAATTATCTGATTTGATTGAAAATGGAGTTCAATTAATTCTGGATGAATTTAATCGATTTTGTGATTTATTGTCGACATTAAAACCATCTGAAAAACAAATAATTTCCAGAAAATATTTCAATGCTTGGTTGTATTATTATTATGAACATATTCAGCCATTTCAAAAATTATTGGCCAAAGCCATTCCCATTTTAAGTTCTTTATGTGATGGTAATAATAAAAGTGATAGTCCCATTATGATGGATTATAGTTCACAGTTATTATCAATCTGGAAATCATATTTTTCACATAAGTTTTCAGAAAACATAAAAATTCACGAAATTGAACATGCAAGATGTCGCGATTGTTATATTTTAAAAGAGGAATGTATTTATCATTGTTTGACATGTGAGGCACGAGAAAAAGGGATATATGGAACGGCATATGTATGTAAATTATGTTATTTATTACGAGCTGGT